ATGCGTGTTTACGGTGACTTTGAAATCTCTGGTAGCACAACTCAGTCTGGTAACACTGGATTCAGTGGTCGAGTTACTATCAGCAATACTTCTGACATTACTAGTTGGACTGATAGCACAGTTGCTCTATCTACAACTGGTGGTTTTAGAGCATCTCTAAACGCTTATATTGGTGGAGACTTCTATATCTGGGATGCAGTAAATTCTCGTGCTGCGTTCTTCGTTGATAATTCAACTGGTAATGCTACACTACACAATAGTCTAACCGTTGGTGGTAATCTGATTGTCAATGGAACGACAACCACTGTAAATAGCACGACAGTAACTATCGATGATCCTATCTTCACATTGGGTGGAGATACAGCACCTACATCTGATGATAACAAAGATCGTGGTATCGAATTCCGATATTACACTGGTGGTGCTGCTCGCGTTGGTTTCTTCGGTTATGATGATTCTGCTAATGAGTTTGCATTCCTAACTGCTGCTACCAACACCTCCGAAGTATTTACTGGTACTGATGGAAACCTCAGAGCAGGTTCTCTTCGCATCACTGGTACTGGTACAACTCTGGATGTTGATGCTAACGCAAATATTGACGGCACACTAACTGTTGCTGGCCAGGCAGCATTTACTAATACGACTGGTTCACCATTCACAGTGGGAACCAACACTAACAAAGTCACGAACCTGAATGCAGACCTACTTGATGGATATTCCACTGCATCTACAAGCACAGCAAATACCGTTGTAATTAGAGATGCATCCCAGAACTTTGCAGCAAATATTATTACTGTCAATTCGGGAACTGGTGCAAGTGCTGGTATTCAGGGTAATGCTCTTACTGCAGATACACTCAAGACAACTAGAAATATCGCAATCTCTGGTGTTGTATCTGGAAATGTAAACTTCAATGGAAGTGCTGATGTAACTATCACAACGACATACGTTGATGCTGATATTACTGCTCTGGCAGCGATGGCAGGAACTGGTCTTGTAACTAGAACTGCAGCGAATACCTATGCTCAACGTACAATCGTTGCATCACCTGCGACTGGTTCTGGAATTACCGTAAGTAATGGAGATGGCGTATCTGGTAACCCAACGATCAATATCCTCTCTTCAAGTTCAAACTCTGCTAACAACCTCGTTCTTCGTGGTGCATCTGGAGAATTTGCTGCAGGAGCGATTACTGGTACATCTCTAACTTCGAGTGGAACACTAGCTGTAACTGGCATCACAACTCTATCTGGAGCACTCAATGCTAACGGTGGAATTGCAGTTGATACCAACGCATTTACGGTTGCTGATGTAACTGGTAATACATCTATTGCTGGAACACTCTCTGTAACTGGCGTAACGACCCTCACAGGCGCGTTGAATGCTAATGGGGGTATCACAGTCGATACGAGCAACTTCACCGTAGATGGGACCACTGGAGCGGTATCTACGGCAAGTACACTCAATGCTAGTGGTGCGACAACTCTCGGAAGCACTCTGGGTGTAACGGGGATTACAACTCTTACTGGATTGCTAAATGCAAATGGCGGAATTGCAGTTGGAACTAATAAGTTTACTGTTGCTTCTGCAACTGGTAATACTCTAGTTGCAGGTACTCTTTCAGTTACTGGAACTTCTACATTCACTGGAGCACTTACTGCCACAGGTGGAGTAGTTGGCAATGCGTCTACTGCTACAACACTACAGACAGCAAGAACAATCGGAATCTCTGGAGATGGTACTGGTACTGCAACATCCTTCAATGGATCTGCAAATATCACAATTCCATTCACACTTGCAAACTCTGGAGTAACTGCAGGAACATATACTAAAGTTACTGTAAATGCTAAGGGTCTTGTAACTACTGGTGCTAATGCAACAACTACAGATATTTCTGAAGGAACTAATCAATATTATACCAATGCCAGAGCTGATGCACGAGTAGCATTAGAAACTGGGGTAAATCTAGATCTAAGTAATCAAACAACTACAGATCTCAATGAAGGAACCAATCTTTATTACACAGAAGCAAGAGTTCAAACAAAACTTGATGATGCGTTTGCTCAACTCAAGGCAATGCTGGATAATCTAGCAGCAAGTACAACTCTAACACTGAATCTATCTGGAGATCCAACTCCAGGTGTTGTTGTAAGTCTCGGATCAATCACCAATAATGGTGGTGGTGGATTTACAAATGGAACAAACGTAGCAACAACTTCTGATGGATCTGGTACTGGTCTAACAGTAAATACTACCACTGTTGGCGGAGTAATTACTGCAGTCGCTCTAAATCAAGCAGGATCTGGATATGAAATTTCAGACACTATCACAATTGCAAACCCAACTGCAGGTGGAGTAATTACATTCAACTTTGCGACTCTTTCTGCTGGAACTGGATACACTACAGCCACCAATCTTGCTACAACAACTACAGGATCAGGTACTGGACTAACAGTAAATATCACAGCAACTGGTGGTGCAATTACTGGAGTAACTGTAAATGCTGCTGGTACTGGATATGAACCAGGAGATACTATTACTATCGTTCAAGCAGGAGCTAGTGACGGAACTATTGATGTTTCCACTGTACGTACAGATGCCACTTTCACTCTTGCAGATATTACCACTATGGAAGTTGGAGCAACTCTAACTGGTGCTACTAGTGGAACTACTGGGGTTATTACCTCTATTGGGGCAACTTCAGTTACTGTCGATACTGTTGACGGATTCTTCAAAGTTGGAGAAACTGTCGGTGCTAATGATGTTACCACACTAACGATCACTTCATTCGGTTGATAAAAAATGTCAGCAACAAAACCAGCAAGTAAAGCAGAACTGAAGGCATATTGCCTTCGTAGATTGGGATATCCAGCAATCGATATCAACGTTTGTGATGAGCAATTGGATGATTTGATTGAGGAAGGAATTGCCCAATGGCAGGAGTTTTCTTATGAGGGTTCTACAAGCACTTTCATCAGAATTCAGATTACCGAACAAATGAAATCTGATGCAACTGGAGCAGATACTCTATCTAATGGATGGGAAGAACTAACCAACTATGTTGAACTTCCTCCAAATGTCCAGGGTATCAACCATGTGTATACTAGTGTTGGACCTAGCAGTGTAGTTCCAGGCAATATCTTCAATATCAAATATCAAATCTTTCTGAATGATATTTACAATTTTACTCATGGGCAGATTCTCCATTACTTCATGACTTCTCAATATCTTGAGACTCTAGATTGGGTTACTAATTCATCACAAAATCGTAGAGTAAGGTGGACTGTTCACCAAAATAAATTGCATTTGGATTTTGATTGGAGAGAGCTTGAAGTTGGTCAATACATTTTAGTTGATTGTACGATGGGTCTTGATCCAGAAATTTATACGAGTGCATACAATAACGAATGGTTGAAGGGATATGTTGAAGCACTATTCCAACAGCAATGGGGTCAAAACCTAAGTAAATATGATGGAATTCAAATGCTTGGGGGAGTGACTCTAAATGGTCGCCAAATTCTAGAAGATGCACGTAACAAAAAAGACGCACTAATCCAAGAACTGCATACCAGATACGAACTACCTCCAATGGATCTGATCGGATGACTTATTCAAATACTCCACCAAAAAACTGTATTCAATCTGATTACAGCAGTTCATGTAGGATCAACATGAATGGTTCTGCTCAGGAGCAGACATTTATAGAAAATCTTATAGTTGAGAGTATTGAAATTTATGGTCAGGACATCTATTATGTCCCCAGAACTAGGATAAAAACAGATGACGTTCTCAACGAAGTTCAAGCAAGCTCTTTCGACTCTGCTTATGCCTGCAGAGCCTATGTCAATAATGTTGAAGGATGGGAGGGCCAAGGCGAGTTACTTAGCAAATTTGGAATTCGTATCGAAGACAAAACAACGTTTGTCATCTCCCGTAAAAAGTTTACTGAAAAAGTTGACAACAATACGGTCCTCGCAGTAGAGGGTCGTCCAAATGAAGGTGATTTGATTTGGTTCCCAGCAACAAAACACCTATTTGAAATCAAGTTTGTAGAGGCAGAACGTCCTTTCTACCAACTTGGAAAGGGATATGTCTGGGAAATGCAATGTGAACTATTTGAGTACTCCGATGAATCTATTGATACTGGTGTTGCTGATATTGATGCTATTGAAACTGCGTTTGCTAACTCCATCAAACTTGTTATGGATCCTGGCGGGGTTGGTAGTTTTTCTGTTGGTGAAACCGTTGTTGGCAATTTGTATACTGCTGTTGCTTCTTCTACTCTCTCAGGGGATACTTTAGGAACTATAACACTTTCCAATGGTGGGCAGCATTACCTATCATCCATTCCCCCAGTTGTAACTATCAGTGCTCCAGATGATTCTAACGGAACTCAAGCAACTGCAACTGCTACAGTATCTGATAGTGGTTTGGTTACTGGATTTGTAATTACAGATCCTGGTTCTGGATACACAACTGCTCCAACCATAACTATTGCGCCATCTCCAAAAGATAGCGAAGCAGAAGTAAAGTCGTGGAATCCTACCACTAGAGAACTAGAAATTATCAATAGAACTGGAACATTCAATACAGCAGAACTTGTCAAGGGGCAAACTTCAGGTGCTCTGTGGAGTCCACAAACTTACAACACACTAAATAATACGAATAGTACATACGATAAGAACGCAACATACGAAGTTCTTGACGATGATATTATTGATTTTACCGAGACAAATCCATTCGGTAATGTTGGGTCAACTAGCGGTACATTCTAATGTTAGGAACATATTTTTATCACCAGATAATTCGTAAAACTGTTGTTGCGTTTGGAACTTTATTCAACAACATTGAGATTCATCGTGAGAATGAGGTGATGAAAGTACCTCTTGCTTACGGACCAACTGACAAATTTCTAGCAAGACTAAATCAAAATCCAGATCCTACAAATAAGAGAGTTGAAATTACTCTCCCTAGAATCTCTTTTGAGATGACTAGCATTGATTATGATTCGTCAAGAAAAGTTGCCCCAACAAACAAGATCAAAATTCCAGGTGGAGGAGCGGATGCAAAAACTGCGTATATGCCCGTTCCATATAATCTAGAATTTGAATTGGGTATTATTGCCAAAACCCAAGATGATTCCCTGCAAATCATTGAACAGATTCTCCCATATTTTCAACCACACTTCAATCTTAGTATCAAGTTGATTGAGTCTGTAAATGAAATTAGAGATATTCCGATTACTTTGAATAACATCTCCTATGAAGATAGTTATGAAGGTGATTTTGCTACACGTAGAGCACTAATCTATACTTTGAAATTTACCGCAAAGACATATCTTTACGGTCCTGTTATGGATGCTCCATCCATCAAGAAAGCGATTGTCGATACTTATGCATCCATGGATCAGGTATCTGCTCCTCGTATTACACGTTATCAAGTAACTCCACAAGCAACAGTTGATTATAATAATGATGGAGTTGTAAATTCTACCGATGATGTATTTACAGATCCAGATGATGATTTTGGATTCAATGAACTGTATTCAGAATTTACTGATATGAAGAAACGTGATCCCCAAACTGGACTTGATGAGGATATTGTATGAGCACTTTTGATGGACTAAATGATGTATTTGGAACTGAACCCACAGAGATTCAAAAGTATGAAAGTGAAAAACCATCAATCAAGAAGAGTGAGTCGGTCGATGTAAGACAGGATTATGAGATCACTCGTGCTCAACTACATAATCTTGTTATGAAGGGGCAGGAGGCAGTTGATGGAATACTTGACGTGGCACGATCGTCAGATCATCCTCGTGCTTATGAAGTGGCTGGTCAACTCATCAAAAACGTCGGAGACGTAGCAGACAAGTTGATTGACTTGCAGAAGAAGATGAAAGAACTTGATGATGAACCAAAGAAAGGTCCAAATAATGTTACCAATGCACTCTTTGTTGGTAGCACTGCAGAACTACAAAAATTGCTCAAGCAGCAAAAACAAATAAATAATACAGAACAAAAAGGCGTCTAATCATGTCAAGAAGAATTATTGTGCAATCTACTGAGGTAACTCTTAGCGAAGCTACTAATCTCGGTAGTGCAAGAGCAGTTAGAGTTCTGAACGATACTGCAGCAAGTATTGTCTTGACAATCGATGACACTGCACAAGCAGCTGCTAGAACAGATTATGACACCAAGGGTTCTAGAAACATCACAGTTGCTGCAGGAGAAACCCTGTACCTAGAAAAGGAGCCATTGGAAACTATCAATGGTGCTGGTCTCAAGTGTACCGCTATTGCAAGACAATGAAGACATTCTCTCAATTCATGGCAGAGGGTAATCCTACTGCTCGTATGGTTCATAAATCCAAAACTCAAGTTACTGGTCATATCTCTGCAGACCGTGGAGATGATGAATCTGCTAATCGTGGTAAGCGTAAAGAACTTGAGAAAGATCTCAAGAAGCATGGTATTGGACACAAAAAGGGAGTTGGAGAATATAAGTATTCTTCTGGAGAAGGAACTGGACGTGAAGTATCGTACCAGACTTCAAAACCAGATAAAATGTCCAAACGTCGCTTTGGTAAAGTAATGCGCCGTCTTGGTAGAAAGCATGGACAAGAATCCGTAATCACAAAAGATAAAGATAAACCAGCAAAACTTCACTATACTGAAAAAGGATCTAAGTCAACATCCGATACAATTGGTCATAGTAAAGCAGGTAAACATCCAGAGGGGTATGGAGAAACTTCAGGTACTAAAGTCCGCAGTGCTAAACTTCCTAAAAAGACCAATAAGCCTGCTTATCATTATGAGTCTGCCGCTTGGACTCGTAAAGCAGGCAAAAGCGAGTCTGGTGGACTCAACGAAAAGGGACGAAAATCATATGAGAATGACAATCCAGGAAGCGACCTCAAGGCACCTAGCAAGACGGTTGGAAATCCCCGTAGGGCATCATTCTGCGCTAGAATGAGTGGAATGAAAAAGAAACTAACTAGTTCAGCAACTGCTAGAGATCCCGACAGCAGAATCAATAAATCACTAAGAGCTTGGAACTGCTAATGAAATCATATAAAGAATTCCTATCCGAGTCTGTAAACATCTCGGGAGATTTCAACGGAAATCTCTACATCAATTCTCAACCCGAAGAACCTCAACAGGTAGGTGAAACCTATTCTGCTGATGTGCTCTATCAGGGTGAGTTGTATAGTATCGAGTTTGTCTCGGAAGGTGCTCCCACTAAGAATGAATTGGTAGAGATGCTTCAGAGCGACTATCCTGGGGCGATGGTTCAAGCAATATATCCCGTAGAGAAGAGTAAAGTAAATATCACCAAATCAAATAAAATAGTTGTTAGTGGTGAAGGACATAAGTATGGAGCATTCTAATAATGGCTCAGTGGAATAAAAAGGAGCAAGATTTTCTAAATCAAGAAAGATCTCTTTTTGAAGTTGTAAACCTTGCTGATCACTGGGGTGAGCAATCGGATTGGAGGCCTCAATTTACTTCAAAGAATAGATTCAAAACATCTCCTTTTCAAACAGTATTCTTCAACACTTTCCAGTTCGGAAAAGAAACTGATGTTTGGGATGAGGCAACTTACGGCACAGCATCAGGAACTCATGATCCCAACGCAGCAAACATAATTATGTCTGTTGGTGGCACTGCTGGTGATAAGATCATCAGACAGACCAGAACAGTAATGAGATACATTCCAGGTAGAGCATCACAGTGCTCATTTGGTATTCGTTTGGAAGCACCAGTAGCAGGTATTCGCAGAAGGTTTGGTATATTCAACGATACGGATGGAGTATTCTTT